AAAGGTATGGTGGGATGAATATGAGGAAGAAAAGAGGGAAGAGTATCACAACCTTGGTGAACTTGAATTTGAATACCTTATCGCACAAGACGATGTTGAGGTTATAGAACATACAGAGGTTGCTGGCAATGAAATGGAAGAAACTTACCATGATGTAGTAATCAAAAGGGTGGGTTACAACGGAAAGATTAAGATTGAGAATGTACCCCCTGATGAATTCCTTATCTCAAGAGAGGCTAAAGGAATACAGGATGCTAGGTTTGTCTGCCATAGGGTAAAGAAGACTGTCTCTGAATTAAGAGAGATGTACGGAGATGATTGGGATGTTGGTGAGTTAGGCGCAGGGTATAATGAAGAAGTCTACAATGCTGAGAGGATGGCTCGTTACGAAATAGATGACTCATTTGCTTGGGGAACGGGATTAAATGAGAGCGGAGAAGAAGCCCTAAGAGAGTATTGGCTCCACGAATCATTTATCCAGACAGACTATGATGATGACGGAATTGCTGAACTTCGTAAAGTATGTAGTGTTGGAGATCATATCTTCTCTAATGAAGAGATTGACAAGGTTCCATTCGTTTCAATTACCCCACTAAAAATCCCCCATAAGTTCTTTGGTCTATCTGTTGCTGACCTCGTAATGGACTTACAGTTAATCAAGAGTACGCTAATGCGTAACCTGATGGACAACGCCTACAACCAGAACTTTGGTAGGTATGCTGTACTTGAAGGTCAAGCGAATTTGGACGATTTGCTAACCCAGAGGCCGGGGGGCGTGGTACGAGTTAAATCCCCTAACGCTGTCATGCCCTTGGCTACCCCTCCCCTACAGCCGGAATCATTCCAGATGCTTGGATATCTCGATGAGGTGAGAGAGGCAAGGACAGGAGTAAATAAAAATACACAAGGCATCAACGCAGATGCCCTGACAAGCCATACAACGGCCACAGCGGTGAATGCGGTGATGACTAATGCCCAGAGCAGGGTAGAGTTAATTGCCAGACAGTTTGCCGAGACAGGTGTTAAGGAATTGATGTACTGCATCTATGAACTCCTCCTGAAGTATCAGGACAAAGAAAGGGTGGTTATGCTAAGGAATGAGTGGGTTCCTGTACGCCCCGATATGTGGAGCGACAAGATGGACTGTACCGTTTCTGTTGCCCTTGGTAATGGCTCAAAGGATCAGCAGATGGCCCACCTATCCCAAATGCTACAGTTTGCGGCACAGGCTATGCAGGGTGGACTCCCTATCGTAACTACACAGAATATGTACAACCTTGGAGCGGCGCTTATAAAGGCAATGGGTTATCAGAATGTTGATGATTTCTTAACTCAACCTCCACCCCCACAGCCTGAACAACCTTCCACGGAAGATCAGTTGGCCCAGATGGAGATGCAAGTCAAGCAGAAAGAGTTGGAGATTAAAGCCGCTGACGTACAGGTTAAAATGCAAAAGATCAAACAGGAAGCGCAGAAGGATGCGGTTGATGCACAACTTAAAGCCGCTGAACTTGCGCTAGAAGAGAAACAGAACAGAGGTGTATTGATTGGATAAACAAAGAGAGGAACAAGCAAAACGCCTCCTCAATGACCCGATGTACAACGAAGCATTTGATTCATTAGGAGAAAGTATTTTTAACACTTGGGCACAAACAAGTGTGAACGATGTCGAAAGCCGCGAACAATGCTGGCTTTCATTACGACTCCTTGAGAGACTACGCCTTCATCTAACCAGTATAGTTGAGACTGGAGAGATGGCGGAGAAACTCAAGGAATACCAAATATAAGGAGATTTTTAAATGGCGGACAAGCAAGTAGCCCCGCTTCCGGTTGATCCGGGAAGTGTAGTAGAAGCACAATCAGCAATCCTAAGTTTACTGGAACCTGAAGAGGTCAAACCAGAAGCACTGGAAAGCGCCCCTACCGAAGATGTTGAAGAGTCTACTGAGGAAACTCAAGACGAATCATCTGAAGAGGTTTCCGAAGAGGAAGGAGAATCCGTTGAGGAGGAAGAAGAATCTGAGGAAGAGTTAGACGAGGATGAGGTCGAAGAGGAACCTGAAGTTTATGCCGTCAAAGTTGACGGTGAAGAACTTGAGGTAAGCCTTGATGAACTTGTGCAAGGGTACTCCCGACAGTCTGACTATACTCGTAAGACGCAAGAACTTGCAAGCCAAAGAGATGAGATGGCCCAAATGCAACAGCAGTGGGCTAGTGAAATCTCACAGGCACAAACAGAGCGTCAGCAATACATAGAAGCACTTGGACAATTTTCCAAACACTCTATGGCAGGATTAGAACAGTTTCAGAATGTTGATTGGGAAACTCTCAGAGAAGATGATCCCATTGCATTTGTAACAAAGAAAGAAGAGTTCCGTGATGCTCAAGAACGATTAAGACAAGCGCAGTCTGAACAACAGAATGAGTATCAAAAACAACAGCAGGAAGTTGCCAAGATGCGTCAACTGGCTATTCAGGAAGAACACACAAAGTTAGTAGCGGCTGTGCCTGAATGGAATGATACAGAGAAGCGTAGCAAAATGGCATCTGAACTTTCTACATACGCTGTTAATCAGGGATTCACTAAAGAGGAACTGAAACAACTAATAGACCATAGATCGCTAATAGTTCTTATGAAGGCTCAAAAGTATGACGCTCTTCAGAACTCAGATGTTAAAGCGAAAAAGATTAAGAACAAACCCAAAGTTATTCGGTCTGGTAAAGGAACTAATAAAAAATCCGATACCGATAAAGCCAAACGTATTGCCTCAATGAAGCGTCTTAAAGAGAGTGGTCATGTTAATGACTCTGTATCTCTCTTTGAAGATTTCGTAGAACTTTAACTAAGGAGGTATATTGCTATGGCAATCCCTACTAATACTCGGGAGACTTACGGTGGCGTACAAATCCGTGAAGACTTGAGTAATATCATTTATAACATCAGTCCAATGGACACGCCGTTTGTTTCAGGCGCTGGTCGAGGCACTTGCTCTAACACTCTTTTTGAGTGGCAGAAAGATGAACTCGCCGCCGCCGCCGCTAACCAGAAGAAAGAGGGTGACGACCCAGCATCACTGGCAGTCGTTGAGCCTACCAAGTTGCAGAACTACACTCAGATTTCTGAGAAAGCAGTTCAGACTTCTGGCACTGCGGAAGCAGTGGACTGGGCAGGCCGAAAGTCAAGTCAGGCTTATCAACTCGCAAAGCGCGCAAAAGAAATGAAGCGTGATATGGAATTGATGCTGACGGGTGAAGATACGGCCACTGTTGGCGCATCTGGAACGGCTCGTAAAACCGCCGCTCTTAACTCTTGGCTTGGTGACTCAACCGCTGGCGACTCTAACATCATCGACGGCCCAACAGCCGCCGCTGTTGCTAACGCTGGTAATGGCACGGCAGTGAAAGCCCCAAGTGGCTCTGACGTTGTGCTGACGATGGCGATGCTTAATACTTGTGTCGAGCAGATTTGGAACGCGGGTGGTTCACCTGACGTAATCATGTGCGACTCGTCATTGAAGGTTAAGTTGTCTGCTCTGGCTGGTTCAGTCATTGCTGACATCGTTACCAACCATGACAAAGCATCCCCGGCAAGTGCCGTCAACTCTGTTGATGTCATTGTAACGGACTTCGGTACTTTCAAGATTGTACCTAACCGTTTCTGCTTGGCTAACCAGTTGTATGTCTTGGATTACGATTACTGGAGCGTAGATTATCTGCGTCCTTTCCAGACGGAAACCCTTGCTAAAACTGGCGACTCCATCAAACAGATGATGATTGCTGAATATGGCCTTCGTGGTAAGAATGGTCAGGCTTCAGGCTCTGTTATTGGTATCAAAGCCGCGTAACTGTGTTTGGCCCCCTTCGGGGGGCCATTCCCTTTGAGGATAAAATGAGCAAAGCACTACTTAAAGAAGGTTTAAAGCCTCAAAAAGAAAAGGTGGTTAAGGCTAAACCTTATACTGAAAAAGCGTCTGTAAAGAAAGCGGTTAAGACTTTAGAGAGTTGGACTAAAAAGCCGGGTGCATTACCCTTATGAAACATCTAAGACCTACCACTGTAGAAGAACATTCTGATGGCACGACAAGTTTTGTCACACATCAAGATGCACAAGGTATTGTAGATAACAATAAAGAATTATTAAATGACTATGGTGATAAACTTACCTTTGGTAAGCAACAGCATGGTATGAGAGTGGCATCCATTCCTGTAACTATATGGGAACAGTGGATGAAAGAGACTAACGGAGCGATAGAGAAAGATGGGAAGTTGATGAAAAAGTATCTCAATGATCCTGATAACGCTTTCCTACGCACCACACCAACGAGGCTATAACTATGTGGCTATACAACCCCGGACAACCGGGAGCAACACAAACAAACTACGCCCCTCTTAATAGCGCAATATACTATATTGCCCGTAGATAGTTATGAGTATTGCCAACTACACTGAACTACAGACGGCTGTGGCTAACTGGTTAGACAGAGATGATCTAGCCGCTAGGATTCCAGAGTTTATTTCTTTATGCGAGGCTCGGTTTAACCGAACCCTCCGTCTTCGCGCTATGGAAACCTTAGACACTTCTGTATCTACTGTGGCTGGCGTAAATACAATAGCACTACCTACAGGATATGTGCAGATGAGGGATTTTCATTTAACCACATCCCCATTAACTCAGTTGCAGTATCTTACTCCAGAGATGATGGTTAGGTTAAATGCTGGTAGCCAAGGGGGTAAACCTGTAACCTACACAATTATAGGCAATAACATACGTCTTGGGCCAACGCCTGATGTAGTGTATACCACCAGTATGTTGTACTATAAAACCTTTGATCCCCTAAGTAGTAGCGCTCCTACTAATTGGGTAATCACAAATGCTCCAGATGTATATTTATACGGGACTCTGCTTGAGGCGGAGCCTTTCCTAATGAATGATGCTAGGGTACAGTTATGGGCTACAGCATTGACGGAATCTATTAACACCCTACAAGAGCAGGATAACAAGGATAGGCATTCTGGCTCCGTTCTTAGGGTAATGAACACAGGCGGGTATCACTAATGGGACTAGAAAGCGCATCATTTCTTAACGGACTGGTTGACACAAATCCCGGCGCTACAGACAATGTATCGCAGGGCGACGATCATCTCCGTTTAATTAAAAAGGTACTAAAGGATTCTTTTCCGTCTGTAGATGCGGCGGTAAATACAATACATACCAGTGCATCAGCACCAGCAACATCAATATCAGCAGGGCTAGTATGGTTTGACACAACTAACGACCTACTAAAGATCAGGAATGAGGCCAATGATGCTTGGATTACATTGGCAGTATCACCCCTAACATCTAACAGTGTAGATATTGACGCTGGCTCTATTGATGGAACCCCCATTGGAGCGGCATCAGCATCCACTGGTAAGTTCAGTTCTGTAAATATTGCGGCAGATGGAGCAACAGTAACAGGAATCAAAGATGAAGATGATATGTCATCCGACTCTGCTGTTAAACTTGCTACTCAGCAGTCTATTAAAGCGTATGTAGACTCACAAGTTACAGCGCAAGACCTTGATCTTATATCTGATAGCGGCACGATTGATATTGATCTTGATTCAGAAAGCCTTACCGTTTCAGGCGGGGAAGGTATTGACACTTCAGCGACAGGCACTACGCTCACAATTGCAGGAGAAGATGCGTCAACCTCTAACAAGGGTGTAGCATCCTTTAACTCTGCTAACTTTGCGGCATCCTCTGGTGACATTACAATCAAGGATGGTGGTGTAGCCAACGCTGAACTAGGAGATATGGCGGCTAACACGGTTAAGGTTAGGGACGCTAACTCAAGCGGTGTACCTTCTGATAAAGCAGTCGCAGATACTCAAGTTCTTATTGGTGACGGTACTGGCTTTACAGCCGCCGCATTGTCTGGTGACGCTACCATGACAAACGCTGGTGCAGTTTCGGTAACAGGGATACAGGGTAAATCAGTATCCTCTACCGCCCCAACCAACGATCAGTACATGAAGTATTCATCTACCGCTTCTGAGTGGCAGATGGTGTCGATTGTTGGTACAGACAAACTAACCACTAAGGGTGACCTTCTTGTCTACAACACGGTGGACTCAGAAACGAGACTGCCTGTTGGAACGAATGACTACGCTGTAGTTGCTGACTCTTCAGCGACTAACGGCCTAGCATGGAAACAAATTGCCACGGCAACCATCGCTGATGACGCTGTAACGG